TGCCCAGGCGGGCCTCGGCCTCAGCCGTGTTGTGTCCGGCGTAGCCGACGTGGAGGGTCTTGGTGTCGGGGTCGACGCGGTGGACGACCTGGTGGCCGCCGGAGGTGATGGCGGCGTGCCAGCCTTCCAGCGGGTGGGAGAGGGGGTAGGTGGTGACGCCGGAGTGGCCGTGCTGCAGGGCGGTGATGGTGTCCTGCACGTGGCGGGCGCCGCCGCCGAGGCGGTCGAGGTCGCCCTGCAGCTCGGGGTGGCGTTCTACTTCGGCTGAAGCGCGGACGCGACGAGCCGGGCCTTCAGCTCGTTCATGCTGACCGGGCTGCGGTCGTCGGCCGTCTCCTGCCGGTGCAGCAGCTCCGCCTCGACCTCGGGGCTCAGCGTCTCGTTCTGCTCGTCCAGATCCATGGACTCCTCCTTCGGGGGCATCGTACGCGCCACGGAAGTGGGCGACGGCGTTGAACTCGGTCATGCTGCGGTCTCCTGGTCCGTGGCGGCGGCCGCGCCGTCGTGCGCGTGCTTCCAGTCGATGAGCTGCTGCAGGGGCTTGCCCGGGGCCTTGTCGAGGGCCTTCCAGACGGCGTTGCCGGGGTCGTACAGGCCCGATCCGTCGGGGCCGAATGCGCTGTGGCGGTCAGCGTGGAGGTAATCGTACAGCGCGGCGCCCTCGCGCTCGCGGGCGCCGTCGGGCAGTTCGCCGATGGCCTTGATCAGCTTGGTCAGGGCGTCGAAGACGTCCCAGGTGGACTCCGGGAGGCTCTCGGGCCCGAAGTCGTCGGGGACCTGTACCGGCTCGACGGCCCACTGGTCGCGGGTGATGTCGTAGGCCGCGTAGGGCTTGAGCGTGGTGATGTCGTACGAGCCCGGGTTGACGTACCAGGTGTTCTCCCAGGGGCCGGTCTCGTGGCCGTCGGGTCCGGGCAGCAGCCGGTGGTCGTCGTTCAGGCCCTGGCGCAGCTCGTCGTTGAGGCGGTCGTCGATCTCGGTGTCGGACAGGCGGGCCAGCGCGGGGGCGTGCTCGCGGGCGCGGTCGTAGTCGACGCCGATCAGGATGTCCAGGTCGCCGTTGCCGTACCAGTGGGAGGCCTCGGACCCGGCGAGGTAGACGCGGGCCCAGGTCTGCCAGGAGTCGCCGTAGCGGGGTGCCCAGAAGCCGTTGAGCAGGCTCATCAGGTACTGGCGGACCTCGGGGTGCATGCGCTCGCCGTCGTCGAACAGGCGCGGGTCGAGGTCCTTCTTGCCGGGGGCGAAGAAGTGGTCGTGGGGAAGCCAGTCGTGCTTGTGCTGGTAGGGCTCGTGGTTGTCGGGCACTGGGGTGCTCGCGGCCTGGCGGCGGATGGGCTCGCCGTGGACCTCGACGGCGTCGCCGGTGGCGGTGCGCCACTCGTGCTCGGTCTTCATGGGGAAGCCGTGGGCGCCGGGCTTGGGGCGTACGTGCAGGACGGCGAAGTTGTTGGGGTCCTTCTTGGCGAAGGCCTCGCGGTCGTTGGAGGTGAACAGGATCGACGGCTTGCCGTTGCCGTTCCACTCGCGGGTGCGGGAGAAGGCGCCGTACTCGTCGTGGCGCTCCTCGACGTTGGGATCGCGCTCCCAGCCGGTGCCGATGTGGCGGCCGTGCTTGTCGACGCCGAAGTCCTTGTGGATGGTGGGGTGCGGGGTCCAGCCCTTCTCCTTGGCCTCGTCGTAGGTGGCGAAGCCGGGTTCCAGGCGCTTGCCGCGCCGCATGGAGTCCTTGGCGTACTCGTTGTGGCCGCCGGTGACGGCGTGCTCGAACGCCTCGTGGAAGGGCTTCTCGGCGCCCTCGGCGTTCTGGGCTGCGCGGTGCAGGTCCTGGTAGGTGGTCTTGCCGTTGAGGTGCGCGTGGTACTCGTGCAGGGCGTCGAGCATGTTGTGGGCGTGGTCTTCGCGGTCGGTCAGGGACAGCCACTCGGGGGTGCCGCCCAGACCGTGGCCGCGCTTCTGGCCGAGTTCGTCGCCGCTCTTGAGCCCGTGGGCCATGACTCCGGCGGCGTCGGTGGTGGTGTGGTAGAGCTTCTGCGGCAGCGGCTGCCAGCCCTTGCCCGGCGTGGGCTGGCCGGTCCAGTCGTCGCGGGTGTCCTGGCGGGCGTCGCCGGTGTAACCGTGCTCGCGGGCCTGCATGTAGTCGAGGTGGCCGAGGGACAGGCCGCGCTGGACGCGCCGCTGGTGGTCGTAGTAGTCCTCGCCTTCCTGGCGGGCGAAGGACTCCGGCGTGGGGGCGTCGGCGGCCGTCTTGCGGGAGTGGCGCAGCCGGTACTGCATCAGCTCGTGCTGCTTGTCCCACTCGGACATGGTGGGCTTTTCGACCGTGGTCAGGCCGATGTCGGAGGGCTTGATGTCGTGAGGGATGTGCTCGCCGGTGGCGAGGGCGGGGTGGTCCTGGGGGACCTTCACGCCGGGGCCGGGCAGGCCGTAGTTGTTGCGCTGGACGCGGACCGGCAGGTGGTCCATCTGCAGGGGGTAGGAGGCGCGCAGGCGGTGGTTGCCCTCGCCCAGGTAGGCCTCGCCGCTCTTGGGGTGGTAGTGCAGCAGGAGGGGTTCCATCTCGCCGGTGGTGGCGATGTGGTGGCCGACGGCCTTGGCGTGCTCGGGGTCGGTCTCCTGGCTGGCGTAGCGGGCGATCTCCTCGCGGGGCACCATCTCGACGTTGCGGTAGCCGCCGACCTTGGCCTTGATGTGGTGGCCGTGGGGGTTGAGCAGGCGGGAGGGGACGTCGTCGCCTTCCTCGACGGCGGCGGTGCGGCGCATGGCGGTCTTGCCGCCGTGGCGCTGCTCGATGCCCGCGCGGTCGGGGTGGAAGCGCAGCCAGTTCGCGGCGTCCTCGTGGCTGAGTTCGTGGGGCTTGACCCAGCCGTCGCGCACGACGCCGTCGGTCATGATGGCGTTGCTGTGGGCGTCGCTGTGCTCCTCGGGGGCGTCCCAGTCGACGTCGTCGAGGTCGTTGCCGGGGTAGTTGCTGTAGTGGTTGCCCGCCGCGTGCTCGTGGGCGACGACCGCGTGGGGGTCGGCGCCGGTCCAGGGCGGCGGGGTCTTGGTGGTGCTGGCCGGAGTCTCGTGGCTGCCGTAGTCGATGTGGCCGAGGTTGCGGACCTCGGCGTGCTCGCCGACGGGGTGCCACTTCCAGTCGGGGTGGGTGCGCTCGGGCTTGCGCGGGACGGGGTGGCCTTCGGGGTCGCCCTGGCCGTGCCAGACGTAGGCGCCCTCGATGTGGACCTTGCTGCCGGGCTGGAAGCGGACCTCGGCCTCGTGGTCCATGGAGTGGCCGGTGCGGCCGCCCCAGCTGGGGTGGGAGCGCGGGATGGTCTGCGCGGCGGGGTTGTCGATGCGGCCCTGCCACAGCACGCGGCGTTCGCTTTCGTGCGGGCGCGGCACGACGACGGAGTCGGGGTTGACGGTCCAGTGCATGCCGACGCCGGAGGAGCGCAGGGCGTCGCGGGGCTCGCCGGTGCGGGTCTCGCCGCGCCAGACGACCGTGCCTGGGGTGGGGTTCTTGGCCAGTTCCAGGGAGCGGCGGCGGTACTCGCGGAAGTCGGGGTGTTCGAGGGCCTCGGCCTGCTCCGGCGGGACCTCGGCGCGGGGGTGGGAGGCGGTGACAGAGGCCATGGTGCGGCCTCGGGTGACCTTCTTGCCGTCGGTGTACTTGTCCCACCAGCCCTTACCCGCGTCGGTGCGGTCGCCGTGGTCGATGGGGGTGGCGGGGTGGCGGCGCTGCATCTCGTCCATGAGGGCGGAGGCGACGCCCTTGCCTCTGTGGGCCTCTTCGGTGCCGAGGTGCTCGACGAGGATCTTGTCGGCCTTGCGGCGGGGCACGTGGTAGGTGAGGGTGCCCATGCGTTCGCCGGAGCCGGGGTCGACGGCGTGCAGGTGGATCTTGGTGGGGCGCTTGCTGCCGCCGGTGTCGATCTCTTCGTGCTCGAAGTCGATCCCGCTGTCGGCCGCCGCCTGGCGGAAGAAGCTGGCCGCGCTGATGTCCGTCATCCCCTGCACCTCCAGCCCTTCACGCCAGTGGAGGGGTGGTGGACAGGGGCATGAGAGAGCCCCCGGGTGCTAGCAGGCCCGGGGGCTTCCCTGTGTCCCGTGAGACGTTTTAAGCGATGGTCAATCCCGCCAGACGCCATCACACCCTGCGCCGACCCGGCCGGTCTGCTCGACCAGCCGCCGGGAGCGCGAAGGCACGCCCGCTAACTGCAGACTCATTTCTGCAGCCCATATTCACGAGACGGCCTCATCGTGCCACGGTTTTTTCTGCTTGGGCAAGGCAGCCATTCCAGGTCACCGGCGATATCCGGACCTTGTACGACCCAGGCCTTGCTCCCACCCCTGACGTCCGGTACGGGTCCGGGTGAACGATCGCAGAGCGTCCAGGCGTGCCTGCATGTCGTAGTCGGGTGTGGACATATCGGGGGTGCGGGCGCTGGAGCCGTGGAGGCCGCCCTGCATGGCGCCGGTCGGGGTGGCGCCGTTGAGCATCTGCTTGTACCCCTCGATCCAGTCACCGATCAGGGCGTACGTTGTGATCATGATCGCATCGGCGATGTCCTTGGTCTGGACGGGGCCGACGGTGGGGTGGTCGACGCGGTTGATGCCCGGCGGCTTCTGAAGGAACTTCAGCTCCAGCATGCCCTCGTCGTGCTCGGGGGCGTGGACGAGGCCCATGTTGATCGCGGCCTTGAAGGTCTCGGCGTACTTCCAGTTCAGGGCGTTGGTGGCGGTCCGCTCGAAGATCGAGACGGGCTTGGGCATGCGGGTGCTGGCGACGCGCTTGATCAGCTTCTGGATGGAGCCGACCGACTGGTACTGGTCGAAGGTGAACTCTTCGGGCATGTAGGGGACGATCATCTCGTCCCAGATCCAGTCCTCGACCTCCTCGTAGTCGATGGTGTGGTTCGGGAAGTCGGCCGGATCGAAGAAGTGGATCTTGTCGAAGACGACGTGGGGGCGACCTTCGTCGTCGGTCTCGGTGTGGGCAAGGGCGACACCGAAGCGGCAGTTGACCGAGCTGGGGTCGGCGTGACCCTTGTAGGTGTAGGCGAGGATGCCCTGGCTGGTGGGCAGGATCAGCGGGCGGCCGTAGCGCTCGGGGCGCTCGTACCAGGGACCGAAGACGGCCTCGACCTTGTCGGGGTTGAGGTAGGCGTCCAGGACGGTGGCCCACTGGGCGCGGCGCTCGACGGCGAAGGTGTCGGGGTCGGCCTTCTCCAGCTTGCGCATCTCTTCGTCGTAGTTCTGGATGGCGCCCTTGAGCCGCTGGAACTTGGGCAGTTCGCAGTCGACGTACTCGCCGTTGTCGCCGGTGAAGCCCTCGGGGAACAGCGGGAGTTCGTGGGCGATCTGCCAGTCGAGGTAGACGTCCCAGGAGGGGAGCTGGATCATCATGACGGACGGGTAGGTGGGGGTTCCGTCGGGCTCGTACTCGGTGGCGCGCAGCCAGTTCTCGTAGAACTTGCCGCTCATCTCCCAAGGGGAGGAGGGCTCGACGATGAAGCCGTCGCGGCCGAACTGGTCGAGGGAGGGGACGGAGGCGTCGTAGACCTCTCCGGCGGAGCGGTTGGCGCCGGAGGCGACGACGTGGGCCATCTCGTCGAAGCCGAGGATCATGGAGGCCGGGCCACGGCCTGCCATGACGGTGGACTCCTTCGGCAGGATGTGGAAGGTGGCCATGTCCATGGCGGTCTTGATGCCGCGCTTGCGCATCTCCTCCATGCGGATGAAGTCGTTGGGCGCGTACACGGAGAGCTTCTCGCCGAGGCTGTCGGCGATGTAGGGGGCGAAGCAGGGGCCGCCGGTGACGACGTTGACGAGGTCGCGCCACAGGTTCTGCTTGGCCTGGTCGCGCTTACCGGCGAAGATCAGGACGGCGAGCTTCTTATCGCGGTCGACGCCGTAGAACTCCTGGGGGTCGCCCTTGGCCATGTAGCACCACAGGACGTAGGCCATGGCGATGGCGGAGATGTGGCCCTTGCCTGCTCGGCGGCCCATCACCAGGAGGATCTCCTTGAACCACCGGTAGCCGAGGGCCTTGCAGGCGCGCATCCGGCCGAGGAGGTCCGGGCTGCCGGACAGCGGCATCTTGGGGGCGTCCTCGTTGCCCTCCAGCAAGGCCTGCTGGCGCAGCTCGTCGAGGGCGTCGGTCATGATGCCGTCGACCTCGGCGGCCAGCGCGTCCTCGGGAGTCTCGGCGGCGAGCGCGGCCGCGCGGGCGGCGCGCTGTTCGTTGGTGGCCTTGGCGGTGCGGTAGGCCTCGTCCCACTCGGCGATGACGCGGTGGTCATAGTCGGTCAGGAGGTCCTCGCGCAGGAAGAAGACCTTCAGGAGGGTGGCCTGGCGGGGGTAGAGGTTCGGCCGGTTCAGGTATTTCGGCGAGACCACGAAGGTGATCGGGTCCGGTACCTCCAGCCCCAGGTACAGCTGGTGGATGGCCAGCGGGTCGAAGCTGGCCAGGGGCGAGGTGTCCTCGTTCTTGCTGCTCATGGCGGTGCCCTCCTCGCCCCTTGGGGTGTCGGAGGGCACCGGGCACAGCAACGCCCTCCTCGGGAGCGGGAAGGGCGTGCTATGGTCTTCGACGTACCCCCCAGGGACGCCTCTGCTTCGGCAAGCACCCTGGGGGATTGTCGTTTCTGGGCTACTTCGCCGGGGTGCCGACGGACGGCTGGCCCTGGACGCCGGAGACCAGCGGGACGCCGTTGGCGCCGGAGGGGATGTAGACCACCGAGGAGTTCTTGCCGCTCTTGGCGATCTCCTTGAGGGCCTCGGTCATCTCGAACTGGACGTACAGCGGGGTGAGCGTCTTGGCGATCTCGTCCTGGGCCTCGCGGATGCCCTTGGCGTTCTCGAACCGGATCTGGGCCTGCTGCTGGGCAACCTTGACCCGCTGGCCCTGGTTCTTGATCTCGATCTCGGTGACCTTGACGTTGTTGTTGGCCTTGACCAGGGCGACCTGGGCCTGGTTCTTGGCGTCGGACATGGCCTGGTAGCGGCCGAACGCCTTGAAGCCCGCGATGGCGCCCATGATCACGCCGATGAGGGCGAGCAGGGCGACGAACGCGCCGACGAGGAGGATGACGGGGCCGAGGTTCACTTCGCGGTTGCGGGACATGGTGGTGTTCTCCTCAGTGTGTCAACGAATCAGCGAGAATTCGCTTTTTCAGTGGTGGTCGTTGTTGCAGTGCTCCAGGTGGTTCAGGAGCCTGGCCAGGTGGTCCGGGGGGTAGGCGCTGTTGCGCTTGCCGCCGCAACAGGGGGTCTCGGCGACGGTCTGCAGGCCGATGAAGCCGTCGCCGGTGACGACCTCCAGGGACATGCGCACGCGGTCGGGGCGGGCGCCGCAGTTCCCGCAGGTCTGCGGGATGATGGCGACGGTGACGCTGCTGTCGTCGTGGTCGTGGATGCGGCTCATGGGCGCTCCTGCGTCTGCTCGTACCAGCGCCAGAGCTGGGCGGTGGTGTAGTCCCGGTGCCAGTCCGGGTACGCGTCGTCCAAGATGGGCAGGGAGAGCCGCTTGATCAGGAAGGCACGGAGGAAGCTCATCAGTGGGTGTGCTCTCCGCGTACCGGCTCCTGGGAGGCGATGACGCCCTGGGTGCCGAGGTCGGCGATGTCGTGGGTGACCTCGAAGACCTTCTGGTCGTGGTCGAAGGTCTTGCGTTCCTTCTTCTCGACGCGGCCGACGATCTCGATCTCGGGGCTGGCGGCGCCCTCGATGATGCGGCCGGTGCCGTCGGCGAGCGCGCGCCAGCGGATGTCGATGGCGAGGCCGAGTTCGTCGTGGCAGCGGTCCTTGGCCTCGCGCTCGAACTCCGCGATGTTGAAGGCGCGGGCGCCGTAGCGGTCCTGCATGTCCTTGAAGATCGCTTCGAGGGCGAGGATCTCGCTGTCGTGGATGTCGCCCTGGGCCAGTTCCTGGCGCTGGTAGACGCCGCCGTACTCCTTGTCGAAGCGGTCGGCGGCGGGCCCGAAGGGGCTGGAGGACTGGACGCCCGGCGGCAGGATCAGGCCGGACGGGTGGTTGGCGTTCATGGGGCTCCTCTGGCGGAAGGAGGGGTGGGGCTACTGATTGGGGGTGCTGGGCTGCAGGCGGACAGTGCGCGGCGGGAGCGCGTCGTCCACGTAGACGGGGAAGCCCAGGTACTGGCCGAGCGGCGCGGGCGGGATGCAGCGCTCGTCCTCGACGGCCGTGATCTGGAAGTGCGTGCGTACGTACTCGATGGCGTCCGGCGAGCAGACGACCTCCTGGACCGGGTCGGTCCGGGTGACCACGAACGGGCGCACCTGCTGGCCGGTGAGGATCTCCCGGGTCTCGCACGGAGAACTCTGCAGGCAGGAGACGCACCGGCCCGTCTCGTCGGCAACGTGCACCGCCAGCGCCGCGCTGACGCGGGCCTGGACGGCCTCCCACTCCATCTCGGCCTGCAGGGCGTAGTTGGCCCCGTCGA